CCCGGCTCGGCATGTTCCACTCTGTGGGCGCCGTCTACCTGAACGAGCGGACGAACCACACGACCCTCTTCAGCCTGGGTTTTCTCCAGTCGGGCAGCGGCCGGCGGGCGCCCGTCTCCGCGGCCCCGCGTCAACTCGACATCAATCCCCTGAACGTCCAACCCAAAACACCGTGAAGTGATATGACCCTTTCGGGCTCCATCCGTCTGTTTGAGTGGCAGATGCCTTCGCTGCGCGAGGGGGGACTCTTCCCGGTGGAGCCCTTTGGGAAAGGAACCTTATGGACATGACAACCCTGTGGATTGTGATGGCGGTGATCGCCATCGCTTTTGGCGCCTGGTTTCTCTTTCGGCTGATCAATCGCAAACCTCCTGGAGGTCCCAAATGAATATGATTCTCGCGGCATTGAGTGAGCAGGAGATGATGCGGATTGTCATTCGCATCATCATTGTCGGCGTTGTGGCCGGCCTTCTGTGGTGGCTCGCGGACTTTTGCACGCCCCCGATCCCTCCCATCTTCAACAAAGTGGCCAAGATCATCATTGCGATCCTGGCGGTCGTGTACCTGATCAACCTGTTATTGGGCCTGGGGTGACACCATGCGATACCGGACTTATGGACCGCGCGATGACACGCCCGCTGATGTCGGCGACGTGGCCTGGAGTGGTGTCTACCTCAATGCCGAGCCCTCGCAGTTGCCGGCGGGCCTCCTCGCGGACGGGACAAATCTCCGGTGCCGGACGGGCCGGCCTGTGACCCGGCGGGGCCTTTGGAAGCCCGCCTGGATGAACCGGCTTGATGGAGACAAGGTCCTGCCCTGGCACACGATCAACGGGCAGCCGCAGCCCTTTCGCGATCCGAACGGGATCGAGTGGCTGATGCTCGCCGCGGATGAAGGGGTCTTTGCCTTGCGTCCGTACAACACGCCGCTCGCGATCCCGCTGCCGGCGGGGGTGAAGATCCAGACCGAGGTGAGCTTCGTCCAGGCCTTCAACAAGATGTTCATGCTGCGGGGTGAACTGATGGCGCCCCTGGTCCTTGAGACCGTGGACGAGGGCTTTAAAGACCTCGTGGCCCGCTGGGATGCCGCCGAGGAGTATGACGAGGGCGCCCTCGTGGCCTGGGGCCCGTGGAAGCATGGGGACGTGGTGGCGGAGGGAGCGACCCTCCGGGTGACGGCCCAGGCGCCGCACGGCCTGATCTCTGGATCGGACGTGCAAATCCGGAACACCTCTGGGGGGAAGCAGGACGGCCGGTACACGGTCAAGGTTGTCGATGAATACGCCTTTGAATTCACGGCGAGCGACGTGAGCACGGTCAGCAGCACCCTCGAGTGGAGTGTCAACTCGCATTACTGGATTGCCGGGCCCTGGGACGACGACAGCGAGGAGGACACCGAGCCCGCGGTGGGCGAGGAACCGGGCGTGGGCGAGGGCTGGAAGCGTGAGTACCTGATTTTGCCGAACTGCACCAACGGGGTCTTTGTCAACAACCGGCTTCTCGTGACGACCTCGTGGATCCCGGACAGCCAATTTCAGGCGGGCGTTTACGGTGCCAAGCGCGACTTCGTCGCGGCGAGCTATGTCCTCGATTACTACCGTTACTCGCCGAAGAACGAGTTCAGGATCAATCAGGGGAGCGCCGACGAGCTCCAGTCCCTCCTGAAGATTGGGGACAGTTCGGTCCTCACCCTCAAATCGCAGTCGGTCGGTCTCCTGACGAACCTGACGGGCGACACCCTCGAGGCCCTTTCCCTTGAAATGATCATCCGCAATTACGGCGTTGCCAACCCGAGGGCAGCGACCGAGGCAGGGCGGGATGCGGTCTTTGTCTCGCCCCGCCGCGGAGTGGTCTCCCTTCAGCAGACCGCCCAGAACAAGATCCAGGGCGTGGAACGGGCCTTTTCCGATCCCGTCCAGCCCTGGATCGAGGAGATTGACTGGACCCTTTCGGACAAGATCCGGCTCGCGTACTGGAATGACGCGATCTACCTGGCGGCGCCCGTGGGGGTGAGCGAGGTGGCGGGCACGAACTGGCTCGAAGGGATCTCGTTTTCCGAGGTGCTCGATCTTAGCACGCTGTGGTTTATACGCCCGGGGATGACGGTGCGCTGGGATCCAGCGCCCGATGGCAGCGAACGGCTCCTTGTCAATGGTCAAGATCCCATTTCGAGCGCCACGCAGGTCACCTGGGACGGCCAGAGCTTTTTCGGGATCAAGCGAGTCGTCCCGGGTGATGGCGCGGAGGAGGCAGTATGATCTTCACCAACCCGGCTTACGACAATACGCACAACACGGACAAACCTGCCGTGGGAAGTCTGTACGAATCGGTTCGTAAACCGTGGGACCTCGTCGGTCGCTACGCGTTCAACTCAGAACTGGACATCGTCTATTCACCGATCGGCCCGCGGCTCCTTGTGAGTGCCCAGCATGTTGGGGCATTCGTGGGTCAACAAATCCAGATCCAGGGCATCACGGTGATTGTCACGGCCTGGGAGAATTCACCCGCCCGGATCGAGGGGGAATCTGGCAGCATCTACACCCCGGACCTCGTCTACTGCACGGTCGATCGGGACATCCCCCAGTGGTTCAAGCGGTACACTAATGAAGCGGTCAGTAACGAGAGCCTCTTCCTGACGATCGCCGGGGCCTCCGGGGGCGCCTCCCTCGTCGATGGCGAGGGGTGGCCCTACGTCACCAGTGACGGCACCTCTTACGGCATGCGTTGGGGCATCTCGCGCGCGGATGTCATCGGGGAAGACAGCGTTTACCCGCCCAACCCGGCCCAGCCTGATCCGCCGGCGTGGATCAATTTCACGAGCCTCGCCCGCCATCACGATGACCCGGACGGGCACCCGGAAACAGCGTGTTGCGTCAGCGGGGATTCCGGGGGGGCCGCGTTCGTCAACTGCGGTCCGCCGGAGGATCCCTGGGTCTTTGTCGGGGTGATCGCCGGGGGTGTCAATGAACCCATGGGCTACCTGCACCCGTACAAGAATGGAGAGTTTAGGGTGGGTTTGAGCGGGTCCTGCACCTATCACGACAACGCCTGGATCGCGGAGAAGAATGGCGAGGAACCGCCCGAGCCGGTGCCGGCGCCCGGGACCGAGCCCGGTCTGCCCGCCCAGAGCTCCTTGCGCCGGGTTCTCACGGACGTGAACACGGGCGTCATTGTGTACGATTACCAGACGGCCCAGTGGCAGCCGATCCACCGCGGGCCTGACCTCGCGGTCCGCGAGTGGTTCGTGATGACGATTGACGGCATCGAGCGGCTGTGTTGTGTCACGGAGGATGGTTTCCTGAATCTTTATGAGGAGTCGGATGCCGGCGACCAGATTTTCGCGCCGGATGCCTGGAACCACCTGAGCCTCGAGCCGATCGCGATCTCGGCGACGACGCGCGGGTACACCGGCGGGGCGGCTGGATTCAAGGCAGGGCAATTCGCGAGGCTCGTCGTGGCGACCCTGGACCCGGTCTATAGCGTGGCGACGCGGACCGAGGGAGTGAGCGAGCTCGCGACCCTTGTCAAGGATCGGTCGCGGGATCACCGGACGTACGACAAACCGGCGGGGGTCCCGAGGTGGGTCCCGGACAATTCCAACGCCGATTTCTTCACACCCTTCCGCCAGGATTACACGATCTGGCTCCCATCGAGCGACACGCCGCTGGATCTCTCGCCGGCCTTTTCGCTCGACGTGAGTTTTGGGGTGTCGCTTGACCTCGCGCCGCAGCCGATCGAGTTGAACCTGGACAAGGGGCTGCCGGTGGACCTGAAGCAGGAGGCCAATCATCCCTTGCGGATGGTCCGTCAGCGGGGGCGGTGGCACCAGGCGATCCTGGAGAACACCTCCGGGATCCTCGAATTGCGCGCCGTCCAGTTGGAACTCCAGGAGACCGAGCGGCAGATGGGAATAAAGGTATGAATTTATGGCACTGAGCTTACGAGTGATTCCAGGCTACCAGTTTGGTGAGAATGAGAAGCTGACCCAGACCAAGCTTAACCAACTCGGCCGGCCCACGATCGAGTTGCAGGGGGCCCTCTCCTCGAGCGCGATTGCCCCTGGGAGCATCACGAGCGACAAGCTGAGCCCGGGTCTCATCACAGGGCTGACACCCTTGAACGCGGCGACAAAGGACATGTTGATGTACCACAGCGTGGACGCCAATGGCCTGCGTCGGACGACGATTGGCCAGGTCCTTGCCCTCAGCACGCCGGACCTTACCGCGATCAGCGCGGTGAAGTTCAACGATTTTGCCTGGATCATCCAGGCCGAGGGCGGGTTGAACAAGAAGGCGACGATTGGCGACACCCTTCGCGAGGCGATCAATGGCCAGAGTGAACTGGTCAACGCGGTGGAACGTCCAACCTCCTCGGTGAGCCCCGTGGACCCGCTCGGGGACATGGTTCTCTTGTATGACGCCTCGGCGGCCGCTGGGAGCAACCAGAACCGCAAGGGGAAGGTGGCGACGGTCGTCCGGTCGGTCACGGACACCCTCATCGCGGATGCCCCGGCCTTTTCCGGGACGCTCAACCGGATTGATGACGAGCTATTGATCCGGCGGATCTCCGGGACCGCCGGGGCGCAGCAGCAACGGATCAAGCTGGGCGATGTCCTGAGCCAGGCGGGCGGGATCAAGGCCTGGGTCAATTTCGACGGGTCCCAGACGGATGTCCTTTTCCGAGTCGCATTTCTCAAGGCGACCGAGACCCTCTCGACCCGTGCGATGAACGATCCGCGGGGCGCGCTGCCGACCGGGCTCCAGGCGGGCGATTACATCTGGACGAACGAGGGCCGTGACATTCCCGGGATCGAATTTTATACGCCCTACTTTGTCCATCCGGCGAGCTCGACCAACCTTGAATTGTACCGGACGAAGCAGGGGGCCCTCACGCGCGACCAGTCGCAGCGGGTGAGCTTGCAGGTCCTCGATCCGAATGACGACGAGTATTACTTTTTCATGTGGCCCAAGGGGAAGGCCGCCCCGATCCGCAGCGGGGTGAACGTCTCGGCCGTGGTCCGGAACAACATTGCGGGGCATGGCAATACCGGGCGGTATCGGGTCAGCTTCACGACTCCCCTTTCTTCAGCGAACTACGCGACCCTGATCACCGCCGGGAAGGCCTTTGATAGTGACAACGAGGGAGCTTATGGGTGGCTCGACGTGGATCGATCCGTCCCGACGACGACTTATGTGGACATTGGGATCGCGGACGACGAGGGAGAGAACCGCGACAGCGGTTGGATCAACGTCCTCGTGATCGGATAGCTTATGAGTACCGCGGCAGAACGTGAGAAGAACCACCACGCCGTCCAGGAGGCGATCGCCCTGGCCTGTGGGGACAACGCGGCCGCGGCGGCCTATCTAACCTTGATCGCCCAGGCAATCCGGATGCTGGATGACCTCCACGACGGGGATGCGGGCCCGGTCGATGTCGGCTATCTCGCTCACCTGCTCCTGGTGGCCCTGCCCCGTAATCCATTCTTTGCCCAGCATGCGGCTCATCTCGTTGCCTTACACGACACTGCGGTCAACGCATGGCAGGACGCCAACCAGATGGATCCGGACGGTCTCCTGGTGGCCCCGCGGGTGTGGTCCGACCAGATCAACGAAGTGGTCTTTGTCGTGGCGGGCCTTGTGGGCGGCTATTTCCATCGCCGGAGCGTGAGCCCCCGGATCCGGATGCTCCTTTCTCCCGACTGGGACCAAGAAGAGGGGCGAGGGACTAAGGGCGATGGACTCGCCCCTAATTCCTCTTCTCTCGCCCGTAGCCCCTAATCCCTATCCCCTCTCTTTATATGGGTTTCTATGATGTCATCAGCGCGCCCGTGATGAAGCCGTTGAAGTCGGCCGCGGAGAGTGCCTACGAAGATCCCGGCAGTCGCGACCTGGCCGGAGAATCGCGCGAGTCGCTCCAGGCCGCAATTGATCTGGCCCCGAATCGTTACGCGGTGGAGGCGCAATACCGGCCGCTTTATGACCAGCTCGAGTTGCAATCCTTCAACCGAGCTCTCCTGGGAGGGGACGGTCAGCGGGGTTTGCTCGATGTCTATACACAGGACATTGCACCGCGCCTTTCGACCCTGGATCGCGAGGCGGCGGCGGCGCAGCGCGAGGCGGACATTGCGGATGTGGCGCGGCTGGGCCCGCAAGCCCGGGAGGCGATGCGAGCGATCAACCCGGAGCAAACGGCCCTGCTCGATGCACTGAATCAGCAGACCCTCGGGGATGTCCAGGCCGGCTACAATCTGCCTTCGGGTCTGCGGGATGTGGTCTCGCAATCGGCCCGCTCTGGCCAGGCAGCACGAGGACTCGGCTTTGGTCCCAGCGATGCGTATGCCGAGACACTTGCCCAGAGTGAATCCGCGCACCAGTGGCGCAACCAGAACCTTGCGCGCGGCATGCAGATGGCGGGCCTGAACGCCGCGACCCAAACAGACCCGTGGATGGCGATCATTGGCCGGCAAGCGACAACTCCGAGCGCGGCGTCCGGTCTACTAGGACAAGGCCAGGCGATGGGTGGGCAGAGCCAGGGCATTTACAGCCGATTTGATCCGTACAACCCCTATGCCCAGGATTTATTCAACACGAACTACAACGCCCAGGCCGCGCGAAACATTGCCATCGGCAATGCCCAGGCGGGAATCGCCTCCGCGGCTGTGGGAAGTCTTTAATTTATGGCTTACAACGCAAACATACCGGACACGGCCTACCGCTCGTTTGCCTCAGCCGGTCCGCAATTCCGCTCGAACCTCTCCTCTTGGATGCAGCATCAGGAGGACGAGCGACTCCGGCAGCAACTCCTCGAGGCCCTGAAGAACAACCCGAATGCCGTCCAGGCGAGTCTCAACGCGGGCACGGGCGAACAATTCCCGATCGGTTCGCCCCTTGCAGGCGCAGGCCCGGCCGGCGCGAATGCCAACCCGATTTATGGGGGACCAGACCTCGACTATGACTCGCTCCTCGACAAGGCATCGGGCAAGTCGAGCCTGGGAAAGGCCTGGCTGAAAGCCAAGCTTGGCTCTTTATGAACCGGATCTTCAACTGCACCGGGATCCCGCTCTTTCGAGTGAAACGGTGGCGGCTCGAGCTTTGGATTGCGCCTCGCGGGGCCGAGATCCTCGACCACACCCATGGCCGGCTCGACGCGTGGCTAACACTGCTCTGGGGATGTATGATCTGGCGCCGAGCCGATCGCTGCCAGCTCATGGTCGGGCCCAAGCGGCCGATACGGGTGAATCGCGGCGTCGTCCACGGGGCGAGTGCCCGGACCTTTTCGTTATTCCTGACGCTGGAGCACTGGGTGCCCGGTGCTGAGATCACGAGCGCCGCTCGAGACCTGCAACTGGCTTGAATGAATGGAGATTCCCATCCATGAGCTCACCTGTGGAAATCCGGGCGCAGCCGACTGGCTCCAGAAGTGGCACGCCTATTGCCACGCGGTTGATGATCTTATTGATGAAGCGCGCGGTCCTGAGTCACTGCTCGAGGTCCTCGCCCAGGCTGCGGATCTCTACGCCCATCCGTTCTGGCTGGCAAACTGCATCCACCTTCGGCCTTTGGTTGTTGCCATCACAAATGCTTACGCTGACTCCGTCGCCTGGGAGAAGTCAGGCGACTCTCCAGAGCGGGCGATGGCGGACGTTCTTCGGTTCGCTGGTGTCGAGATGTACTGCATGGTGGCGGCAATTTGCGGTGGGTATGCACACATGCGAAAGATCAGCCCGCTCATCCGCCGCCAGACCTGGACCGCCAACCACGATGAACAAGGCCGCCCGCACTAATCCCTAACCCCTCTCTTTATGCCATACGCACCTGGAGTCGAACCTCGCGCTGGCGATTACTTCGCAGCGATGGGGCCGCGGATCGCTCAGAATATCCAGAACTGGCGCCAGAACCGCGAGGAACGCGACCGGTATATCAGCACGGCCGAGACGCTCGGACGTTACCTGGCCAATGATCCGCAAGGCATTGAGATGTTCGGGGAGAAGCTTTCCCAGGCTCCGAAGATGAGCTCCGGCCAGGTCCAGGGCCTCATCGGCGGCGTCACGTCCTATCTCAACGAAAGGCACCTCAGAGCCGCGGAGCAGGCCGATCGCGATCGAGTGGAGCTCCTCAGGAAGCAGATGGACTTGCAGGCGGGCGAGGCTGCGGAACGACTCGACCGCACGGGGAGGATGAAGGAATTCAGTCGAAGAGTCAGTCAGCACCTCAATCCTCCGTTGATGTTTAAGAGCGCGGCCGGCCCGCGACCTGAGTTCACTGGCGAAACCATTGCGCGCTACGCGACGGAGGCCGGTCTCTTTGGCGACCAGGACATCACGAACCTCATCAACACCATTGACAATAACCAGAGTCGAAGCGGCGGCTTGGGGCTTGGCCAGGAGCTCACGCTTTCCGACGGCTCGCGGATCATCGGCACTGGCCGAGGTCAGACACACTTCCAAGCCGCCAAGAACCCGGTAAATCCCAACCCCGTCGCCCGCACTCTTTTCGATGACCAGGGAAATCGCGTGGGCAAGGGTTTTGTGGATGACCAGGGCGACGTGCACATGCTGCCGGAGAGCGAGGAAGACAAAGTCACCCCTGCGGATCAGATGTTCATGACCACAGCCCCCTCCTATCTCGATCTCCTGGAGAAATTCAAGACCAAGGCAAGGGAGTTGGGAGAGCAAGGGATCGCGTACCTACCCAATGATCCGGTGGTGGCAGCAATGAAGCAGCTCACATTCGATTTGGCTTCAGCGCGTGCGAAGTTGGTGGATCCCGGTAACCAGATCACGCAGGGTGAGGTCGAGGCGGCCGCGGCGAATTTGTTTCCCTGGGGTCGCACAGTTTCAACGGCAACCAGCGAAGCGGCTGCTGAGGCGCAGAAAGACGTGGCCGTTGAGAGGATCAGGAATTGGTCAGCCACCCATGGCGGGAGGCTCCCGCCCAATCTTCCGGATTGGGTCAAGGAGAGGCTCAAGGTTGGCGCTGGGGCGTCCGCTGAGAACAAGGCGGCCCCCAAGCCGGGCACCCGGGTGCCGGGGGTGAAATATCTCCCTATCATCACGCCGGACGGGAAATTGCGGGACATTCCTGCGGAGCAATACGACGAGGCCCTCAATCACGGTTTCAAATCTCCCCATGCCGGAAAGCCCTAAATTCGACCTGGTAGATCCGGAGACCCCGCCACGGGCGGGCACTGTTCCGAAGTTCGACCTGGTTGATCCTGGATCAACGCCCCAGTTCGACCTGGTGGATCCCCTCTCCATGGACGAGCTCCAGGCGAAATTCAGCGATGCAAAGTACATCCCGCCTGATGAAGAGATCGACCGCTATCTTGACCTCAAGAGGGCGAAACTGCAGGCCGATGTCTTGCGCTCTGTGAGCGATCCGGCGTTCGGCACCGAAATGGGCCTCAAGATTCTGAAGGCGGGCTGGGATGTCGGCAAAGAGTTCCTGTCGGGCGCCGGCCGGGCTTTCCTGGAGCGCGATCCGGGAGTCCTGGCCCAGTCCGGGGCGGAGGGAATTGCACGCGGGGCTCGAAACACTGCGTTAATGTTGACCGAGATCGCCAGCAAGATGCCTGGAGATCCCATGAGCGAGCCCTTGAGCGCTGAGGAGAAACGGGCGTTTGACCGTGCCGAATTCCGCCGGCGACGTGAGGAGGAACACAAGAGCGCCCGCCTGGCTGCCGGCGAAGAGACGTTGCTGCCAGTCCATGCTCGGAAGGTGGATCCAGCCATTGCCGAATCGACTGCCATGGTTGCCGACCCGATGAACTTATTGCCTGCGGGGGGTGGAGCACTGAGCAAGGCGGGGCCCGTGATCCGCCGCGCTGCCGGCGAGTCCATCGAACTCGCGGGCCGGAGTGCTGAAATGCTCGCCAGGGGCGCAACAGCTACTCGTAAATTCCCAGGCAAACTCGCCACCAAGGCGGCCGAGGCAATCGTGGGTCAAACCGATGAGGCTCCCGCGCTGGCAGGCACCCTCAAACGGGGAGCGACGGTGGGTGCCGCCTACCTCGCTGGCGTGAATCCTGGCACCCTTCCCTACCTTGCAGGGGCGTGGGCTGCCGCGCCGGTGGTGGAAAGCGTTGCCACGCGCGCTGGCCCAGTCCTGAAGGCGGTCGGCAAGAACATTGCTCAGCCCTCCTTCAGCGAGCAGTTGGGCCTCCTGGCCAACATTGCCCGGGACAAGAATGCCGCGGAGTGGGTGCGAGCCGCGGCCCGCTTTGGGCGACCGCTGGATCCCGTGATCTCCGCGGGCGGCCGTTTTGTTGAGGGAACGATTCCCGGGGCGGCGATCGGTGCCACGGTGGGTGGCATTACCGGGGGCGAAGAGGGGCTGATCTCCGGAGCGGGAGGTGGGGCTTTCTTTGGTGGAATGGGCCGGATGGCCGCCGGGATGACGCCAGGGGCGCGACGAGCGGCTCGGGATGCCGACTTGCACCGGTGGAGATCGGGATTGAGACCTGAGCAGCTCGCATTGCTCGACTACGCCTTGCCTGGCGTCGATGCGCAGGCACGCGTGATGAACACCGAGAAATTCATCTCGGGTTTGGGTGACGTGGATTTTAAGTATCTGACGCCTCAACAATGGAAGGCAGAGGGTTTGTCAGACGCCAGGGCGTTGCAGACCTCGACGGGCAATCGGCCAGTTGTGAAGGTGAACCTCGCGAAGGTCGGCGATGGCACTCCCGTCCTCCATGAATCGGGCCATGTTTTGCGGGCGTTGTACCCAGAACAATTCCGGGAGATCGACCGGATGCTCTTCTCGGACTTCACAGTCCCCAAGGGCAAAGGTACCGACTTCACGACCGACGCCCGTCAGCTCACGGAGGGCCCGGGACTTCTCAGTCCGGAGCAGCAGCAGAAACTTTACGACCAATACTTCTCCAAGCTCGATCGCGCTGAGCAGGATCGGCTCCGCTCCACCATGGACCGCTCGCAACACCTGCAGCGGTTGCGGGATGAGGTCACCGCCGAATTCCTCACCTCGCTCCTGAAGGATAGCCCATCTGATTTTCTGATGAAGCTGGGTGGTCCCCAGGTCCTCAAGGACCGGCTTATCCTGAGCGGTCGGCGCGCGCTCATTGGGCGGATACCCCTGCTCAACCGGATCGGTAAGAAGGTCGGGCCCAGTGGGAGCACCCTCTTCACCCTGGATGGCCGGCCGTTGAAGATGGATGCCCGGACGGCCGCCCAGCTTCGCCAGGTGCTTCGCATGCGCGATCGCGCGGTGGAGAGGGTCGAGATCCGCGGTGGCAGCGAGAATGACATGGCGGGTGCCACGGGTGTTGTGGGTCCCGGCCGAGATGATGGGCAAGCACGCTAAGGTGATCGCCCGGATCTACACGGCAACACGGACACCTACGCCAAAGACGCCGATGGCAATGTCCTATTTCACCCCGCGTGGCACACCTGTCCTATTGGATGAAGGCGCCGTCCGCCGGCTGGTCCAGCAACGGATTGCGGTCGTTGGCGAGGCACTCAAGGACGTTTCTCTGGGCCCAGACGACAACCTGGTCGTGAACGGCCGTGAACTTGAGCCGATGAAGCTTCAGGAGAATGGCGTGAGCTGGAAAGGCCATTACTACACCGATGCCCAACTCGCGGCCCTTGAGAAGGTCCCCAGGAACATTCTCCCACCTCGGCAGCTTGCGGACATCAAGAACCTCAACGCCGCAGTCCGATCCGGTGCCGGCACGGCCAAGGCCATCGACTACAATCCAGCCACGCGTGAGAAGGGTCGCACGGGCAAACGCAAATACGCCTCGATGGGCAGTAAGGCCTACGAGACCGTTCCTTTTGCTTTCTTTATCAACAAGGAAGGCGGCATGGGGTTTGACGCTTTCGACATTGGACTGCTCGAACGCAAGCTCGCACGCTGGATGGACGATCCGAAGATCAAGTCCAGGTTGGGTGCATGGAGTGATGACAGGGCCGTGATGGCCGATATATTCAAGTATATCGATAACCAGCGCCAGGGACTTCCCAACAGTTTGCACCTCGATCGGGATCCCGTCGTGGCAGTTCAGAAACGGAACCTTATCACTGATCTTCTGGGAGGTGAGGCGGCCAAGGGAGCCTTGGGCGAATCCCGACTGAGCACGAAATCCAGCCGCGACAATCCCTGGCGCAGCTACCGGCTCGATCGGTTGAATCAAATGACCGACTCCAGCGGTCAGAACTTTCCTGTCCACTACGACGCGGTGAAGCAGAATTTGATGCCGGGCGGAGCGACCAAGCCGCTTCCTGGGACCGAAAGCAACCCCCTGCGTCCCGGGGTCACTCCGACGGCGGTAATAAACCACATCAAGGCACAGTCCACCGTCGATCTGAGCCAGGGATTAATCACTGCAGGCGTTCCACGCGCACTGGCTCAAGAGATTGCCCAGGAGGCCTACTCCCAGAGCGAGCGAGTCGTCCGACGCAAGACCGCTCCGCACGAACGCGCCTATGCAATGCGAGCCAGTGAATTGATGGCGAGCCTGGGTCCGGACGATCTGGCTGCCATCAGCCAGGCGATGCTGAAAGGTGGCACCAAGGGCGCGAAGGAAGCAGCGAAGACGAAGCTCCAATTGGCGGCGAGCAAGCGAACCCGGCTCCGCACCAAAGGCGGCTAATAGCGCTCGGGAGGTAGGTGATAAATGATTTCTCCGTCCTTCCCGATGTCATGGATGGCGGGATTCGGGATGACGGGCGGAGCGGCCGGCGGCTCCCAGTCGGGAGGAATTCCGGCCGCTGTCAGTAGTGCCGGATTCCCAAAGACAGGGTAATCTTTTCCGGTGCGGCGCTTGTACTCAATCTGTTGCGCGATGAATCGCTCTCTGTTCTTCCGAACTTTGCGCCTCCACTCGCCCTCTTCCTTCTCCCGTTGGTCCAACCGTGCCGCCACTTCCCCAACCCTAGGCAGGAAATAGTCCTGGTCTTGACGAGCCTCAATGGGGCCGCGGCGTTCTGCTTCTTCTCGATCTCCAAAGGGTCCATAGCTTCGGTGGAAACGGGTGCTTGTGCTACAAGCAATGTAACACCATTCAGGCGAGTTGCCGTATTTCTCGGCGCGGCCTTCGAATGGGTCCACCACTTTCTTGCTGCCGAGCAGTCCTGAGACAAGCGTAATGGCAACCATCAGAAAGATCCCGCTTGCGAAGCCCCATCCGACCTGAACTGGGAATTTCAATGCCAGCCAAACGCCGATCATTACCACGACAAATGTTTTCATTCTGCGCTTATCCTCATTTTTAACTAGTACAGATCCAGACGCAGGAATGTATGTCAAATTCGATTGAATCCATGAATAAAGGTACCTGAGCAAAACTCAACCAGCCTGATTTGTTACTGTACTGGAGTTTAGTGAGACCAAAGACTGACCGCTAATCAGGATTTGTTATTGGACCGTCCCTAAATTTCATTTGCATTCTGCCTTGTCTTATCCGTGCAACTTGCCAAAGGTTATTATCCCCAAGATGAATGCATCTGATGAACGTGTGGGTCGTCGGGGAACACTGACAATCACTGCTCCCTTGGCAGATCTCAATCGATTCAAGGCCGCGGCAGCCGCGGAAGACCGTTCCGTGTCCAACTGGGTTTTGCGCGCGCTCAGGCGCGAACTGGAAGCCCAGAATTCGCCCCCTGGTCAACGGATTGTGGATCAGGAGGAGGTTGCTGCGTGAAGACAAAGGAACCTGCTGCACCACCAGGTCCTTGGGAAATCGGCCAAGCTGTCGAGATTTTACGGTCTGCCGGTTTTCAAGTGCTGGTAAACACTCGCATTAAACTGTGCACCGTCGCAGAGGCGGCCGCCGCTCTTTCTGTTCATCCTGACTGGGTTAAGACCCACTTGGATCGTTTCCCGGGTGCGGTGAGGTTGCCTGGCGGACACCTACGGATCCCGGTGGACGATATTTTGAGTTTTCTTAAGAACTCTCCCCTTTGATTATGGAACGGTTGCCAGGCGTTGATGAAATCGGGAACGCGTGCATCAAGGTCGCGGAAGAGCTTGCTGGGCAGCCCGAGCTTTTCGATGCAACTTTACTGCCTATTGACATTCCAGTGCTGCGGAGCGCGAAGACATTTGCCAGGACAGGAAAGATTGCTTGTAAGGACGACGCCACCGCAATGGCTGTGGCCGTGTGCAAGCTCGGCGGTTTGTCTGATCGTGAGACATCGCGCAGGACAGGCGTCACTGCCTCCACGGTTCCCGCGATCATGAGAGCCCTCGAGGTTTCCGGACGTATCCCCTCCGCTCATCGTAGGCTGGCAACATCGCTGGTGGAGTTGGCGGGCGCCAGCGCTCAGGAGATGCAACGCATAATAGTCGATGCAGACGGCAACTGGTCTCCTCAAAGTGCAGCGGCTATTAGATCGTTATCTATACTTATGGGCGTCGCCGTCGATAAGTCGCAGCTATTGACCGGTCAGGCGACGCAGATTGTGGAACAAAGAGCGAGCGTGGATCACGCGGCGGACTGGGAAAGGAAACTGCGTCAGGTGTTCCCGGCAGACAATGTAGATATAAGTCCAGCTCCTCCTGATCCACAATCAGGTGCAGTCATTTCTAACTACCTTGCACCCAACACATCCACCGAATTGGGTACACCAGAGAGTACACCAAACCGCGATTTCCTTGTGAACGATCGGCGGCCCGAGCCTCTCGAGGTGGCCCTCCTGGGGGCGGGGGGGGTCGAACTTTCCCGCGGCGGCGGGAGCGGCGACGCATTTCCCTGAACAACTTATGTCACAAGTCGCCCAGCCTCTCCCGTCCGATTCCCCCTTCCCCTGGCGGGAGGATGTCCTCGTCCAGGTGATTGGTCTCGCCCGGCGGGAGCTCAAGGAACTGAGGGCTCGCTCCGTCCAGGGAACCGACTGGGAAAAGATCGGCTCGTCCATTTGCTGGTCCGACCAGGCGGTCGCCCATCTTGTGCCCGTCCCCGTACCTAACGCGGAAAATCCAGCTTTCCCCGCTGATCCCTCTCCCCTCACAACGCTCCGCGTCGTCAAAGCCAGCTTCCCTAACACTCGTGTATTGCATGCCATCCATGAAAATAACGGCCACGCCGGTGCCATCCCGGTGCGGGTCAAGGATGCGCGTCTCTTTCGTCCCGGAATGAAAATCCTGGCGCGGCCAGCCCTCGTGGGCTCCGCCTGGGAATTCATGGGAAACCCGGATCGGCCCGAGGTTGGTCCGCGGCCGCCCCGCTGGCCGGGTCGATGGTAAAGAAAAAAGGAAACATGAACTGCGCACGAATCAACACGCTCAAGGAGCTCATCGCCCAGGTCAATGTGGTCCGAGTGGGCCTCGAGAATCTCATGATCAGCGAATCGAAACTCCCACCCAGCTCGATCGGCCCGGGCCCTGCCCCGAAAAAGGCCACGCCGGCCCCACAGCCCCCGCTGCCCGCCCCGGACGTGATCCTGGGGAAAACCTATTTCAAGGACCTCCGCCAGGAGGTCCAGTCCGCACTGAAAAAATGATCTAACACTGATCCCCAACCCCATCCCCGGAGACAACGCCGGGTTATCAAGTCAATGCCAGAGCGAATTCTCAGGCCGGGCATCCTCACCAGCGAGAGCATCGACACGCTCTCTTACCCTGAAGAAGTGTTCTTTCGACGCCTCATGAGCATCGTGGATGACTTCGGGCGCTATGACGGAAGGCCAAAGATTCTCAAGGCTGCATTGTATCCTCTAAGACTCGAACAGATTCGTGACGCCGACTTAGCAACGTGGATTCGGGCGACTGAAGAAGCCGGGCTAGTACGTGTCTATGCTGTTGACGGTAAAGAGTACCTGCAGATCGAGAAATTTGACCAACGAATGCGTGCCAAAAAGAGCAAGTGGCCGCCGCCTGATGCCGTCACGCGCACGCATCCGCGTGCGGATGCCGTCACGCGCACGCATCGGCGGACATCCGCAACGGAGTCGGAGGCGGAGACGAAGTCGGAATCGGAATCGAAATCGGAGGCGGAATCGGCCACATCCGATCCTGTCGAGCTTCCCCATGGGTTCCCTCGTGAATTCGGGCCGAAAGTCATTGCTTTGGTCCATTCCGCCCAACAGGTCGGCACCCCGCCAATACCGGCTGATTTCATCGAAGATCAGTGGCGGCTGGCCAAATCTCGAGGTGGGTGTGACACGAAAAGGCCGATCGCAGACTTCGCGAATCATTGCATCGTCCATTGGCGATGGACTCAAAGCCGCCAACGCGCGGCCAACGGCTCACCCGCTACGGCTTCTCGCTCCACCGCGGCCGAGCGTGCCTTTGCTGGCGAAGTCCGCACCGGAATCACGCTCAAAGCGCGTAAACTCGATGCCTGAGAACCCGCCCATTCCCCATGAGTCCGGCGCCGGGGCCAATGGTAACACCGACGCCCCTGACCTGGGCATCGCGAAGGATATCGAACGGGTCCTGGAGCGAATCAGTGCCCTGCCTTTGAGCGAAGAAGACCAATCGGCCTTCGCCGACGACGAACTCTTCCGCCAGCTCCGCCGGGATGCCTTCTTGGAGGCTCGGTCTGTCCGATGGTGGAAGGCTCGGAACGAGGCCTTCGGCAAGCCCGCCTGCGAGGAACCCGACCCAAGCTCCGCTCCCAGGTGGAACGCTGCCTGGCAAGCCGTTCGGACCATCCTGCTCGATCGGGGTGTTCAGGGCCCGATCATCCTCCTGGCGGGGCACACTCGCACGGGAAAGACCCTCCTCGCCACGGGTGCCGGCCTCCTGATGATTCGCCGCAAGAAGCGGGTTTTGTATAACACCTGGTTCCGGGTAGGACTCGACTTCGAAGAATCGATGAAGCCGGAGTCCGATCGTTCCCGCCGTGAGATCCTGGATGACCTATGCGGCCCCTGGCTCCTCATCCTGGATGAGATCTCGGGCGGCATCGATAGCGAAGCCAATGTCCGGATATTTCGCCAGCTCATCACCGAGCGTGAAGGCGCGTGCAAGCCCACGATTCTCATCTCCAATCACAGCCTCACGGAGATCGAGCGATTTCTGCCCGAGAGCATCATGTCTCGGATCGAGCACAGCGACGCTGTCATTGACTTCAACTGGAGCCGACTCGATTGAAAACTGACCTCCTACCACCACACTCCGTCGAAGCCGAGCAAGGCGTGCTTGGCTGTGTCCTGCAGGACCCGAAGAACTCGATGCTGTTGTGCCGCGAGGTCCTCCCGGAGGCCTCCGCGTTCTACGATCTGCGTCATCAGACGATTTATGGGTCGTTTGTGGCCATGGAGGACCAGGGCACCCCAATCGATCTGCTTACCGCCAACACCTGGTTGAAGAGCCGTTCCCAACTTGATCGCGCTGGCGGCCTCTCTTACCTCGCGGAACTACCAGATCGAACTCCCAGTGCGGCAAACCTCTCTCATTACCTCGAAATTGTCGCTGGCAACTGGGCTCGCCGCAGAAAGATCGCCGCGCTCAGTGAAGCGATCCTGTTGCTTCAGGATGAATCTCGCGGAGTGGAAGAAACTCTGGATCGAGTCGATTCGCTTGTGGTTGGCGCGGGCGATTCGCTCAATCGGTCCAGCATCGAGCCGATGGCGGCGCTCGTCGAGCGCGCCATAGAGAGCATCGAGCGTTCTTACGAACATCGGAACCAGGGGCTCCTGGCCGGGATTAGCACCCGCTTTGGTTACCTGGACAAACTCACGGGTGGCATTCGGTCGAAGGAGCTTTGGTTCATCGGCGGCCGGCCTGGAATGGGGAAGACCTCCTGGCTCTGCTCTTTGATCATCGCGATCGCCGTTGAGCAGAAGATTCCATTCGGTTTCCTGAGCCTCGAGATGTCGCGCGACGACATCATCATGCGCCTCCTTTGCTCGCTGGCCTTTGCAAACTCGATGCACCTGCGCACTGGCCACTTGTCCCGTGTCGATCGGGACCGGCTCAAGGCTGCGGCCGTCCGCCTCGCCTCGGCTCCGCTCTTTATCGATGACGCCCCGAGCATCACGCCCGCCCAGGTCCGGAGCAAGGCGCGCCGGCTCATCCAGGGCCACGGTGCCCAGATCGTCGGCCTGGACCACCTCCACGAGATCTATGTGCCGGAGGCCCGCGGCGACGAGCGAATCCAGGCGACCGAGGCCGGCCTCGCGCTGCATTTCGTTGCCAAGACGCTCGGCGTTCCCGTGATTGGCCTTGCTCAACTCAGCCGGACATTCGAGAGCGAAGCGGCCAAAAGCAGGAGCCGCCGGCCCCGGATGACGGACCTTCGTGGAAGCGGCAACCTCGAGCAAAAGGCCGATCTCATCGGAATCCTTTGGCACAACCGAGAGGACGAGCGAGAGGAGGAGGATCTGACAAGCGACGAGAAATCCGTCCCGGTCAGCCTCGAAATCGTGAAGCAACGCAACGGTCCCACGGGTGAATGTCAGCTCACGTTCTTCAAGAGCAGCCTGAAGTACGTGGATCGTTACGAGAACACAGGCAGTCGTGAAGGGCTCGAGCGTCACCGGGAGCACCAGCAGCAGGAAGCAGGAGAACTGGACACCCTTGCGTGAATAGGACGGGTGATTGCGAGATGAATCCTAACATTTGGCCATATCTGGGGTTCCTATTCGGACTATTCGGCCTGGGACCTATATTGGGTTTCTGGTGGGCTTCGAGAAGATCACTTCGCGACTCGTCCCACAATCTGTCCTGCCCGAGTCGTTGCTGGTCTGATCGGAATAGAGCGGATCGTTACCACCGCGGGGAAGGATTCATCGTGGGAATCAGCATTTGCCGCCGTTGTGGTGATGAGCTCGATTGTGCGATCCCGCCAGGGACCAATCAGAAAGAGCTCCTATGCATCCGCTGCGGGGCGAGTGATTCGGAATTCGAAGAGAGGAGGGCGGAGTGAGAAGGGATGAGCCCATTCACATCCTGGTCACCTGTCGCATGCCCGAGCTTCTGCCGGCGGCCACCCTGGTTTTCAAGACCCTCCGGGTCGGATTCCCGGATGCCAAGGTGTACGTGTATCAACCGAGAATTCAGGCCTGCGCGAATGACATCGCCCAGGCCGCGACCGGGGCGGGAGCCAAGTGTTACTTCACCGAATACGAGCCGCATGACCGATGGATCGACCATCTGATCGACGTGGAGGCCTCGCCCTTCTGGATCTGTGACACAGATGTCGTCTTTTGGAAACGCTTCGAGCACCAGCCGGATCGCTCGGCCATTGCCGGGGTCCGTACGCCTGAATTCTACGAGCCGTGGACCAAGGCCTACTACCGCGAACGGCTTCACACCTGCCTGATGCGAATTGATCCGCAAAAGTTCAGGAGCGAGAGGGCCGCTTACAGGACGCGTGTCATTGTCACCCCTTTCCTTCCTGTGATCGAGTTGGTCCGCCAGCAATGGCAGCCCGAACGGAGGACTGGCCAAATAAGGAATTACTTCTACGACACGCTCGCGATGGCCTGGCACGCCTTCGGCGGCCAGGAATTCAACCGAGAGCAGATCGAGTCGTTCGATCACCTGAATTGCGCGACCTACGTCGATCGGATTGCACCCTCGCTCGACTTCGACATCCAAGCTGCCCACAAGGCCGTCTATGAGAACCCGGACCGGCTCCGTGGTTCGTGGGCCCGTCAATTCGAGTGGTTCTCTCAGCACCGTGAGAAGAAGGAGACATGAAGACGGATTGGACACACTTGGATCCGCTGCGCGTGATCGACGGGACTTACAAAACTCGTCCAGGTGATCGATTCGGGGCCTTTGTCGTTCCCGTCAATTCGCAGATGAAGCTCGTCATCATCGCGACGGCGGCCGAATCGCATCCGGATACGCCACCGGAGACGTGGTGGTGGGAGCATGCCAGTGTCCACATGGAGGAACGTCAGAAGAATGGGCAATGGAGGGAGCGTACACCCAACTGGAAGCTCATGTGCCTCGTGAAGGATCTCTTTTGGGACGAGGACGAGATGGTGGTCCAATTTCACCCAGCCCGGAAGGACTACGTAAACAATCACTCCACGACGCTCCATCTCTGGCGAAACTCCAGAGAGAACTTTCCCAGGCCGCCCAAGATGTGTGTGTGAGTATATGACATTAATGAGGACAATATGACTGCCAATAGAGAAGAAGACCTGGAGACCTGGTTCGTCAACAACATCGCGCTCTTGAGAAACTCCGCTGGAGCTGCTCCGCCAGCGACCGTCGAGTGCCATCGCTATGCCCTCAAATGGCTCGAGACTGCTCACGAGAAGTTTGCTGAATTGAGAGTGGAGCCGAAAACACCCCCTCCCACCCGTATTGTTCCGAAGCCCCCGCCGGCGGTGGATCCGCCGCGGCGGAAAGTTCCCAAGGTAACCAAAACTGCACATGCTCGTTAGATGGAGACTCATACCATGCCAGACACTCACTGGATCAGCGTGAAAGATAAACTGCCGGAGGAGCGGCAGAGCGTCCTCGTATGCCGCCCCTTATGGTACGAACGAATTGGGGAAATGAAGCGCATGGGCGACAGGTGGTATCCCAGCAAGGGCCCTTCGCTCTATGGGTATCCCCTCGATACGGTCAGCCATTGGATGCCGAGCCCGTTCCTGGCTGAGGGCGGGAATTGGATCAGTGTAAAGGATCGACTGCCTGAATCTGATGCAAAGGTGCTCTTCTACTGGCGGCAAGGAGAAATGGACATCGGTGTTAGGCGATCCGCCGGAGGCTGGGTCGGCAAACAATCTGAATACTCAGATGATGAAGTCACCCATTGGATGGGCCTTCCCGACCCGCCGAAGTGAAAGGTAAATGACTGCCCAGACGCTCAATGACGACTGGCTCATTGCCCAGGCCCGGAAGTTCCTCGTGGAACATGCCCCGCCGCCTCATCCGATCCTGCGGCTGCCGACCGAACGGGAGGTCGCGGCAGCGATGCGCCGGCCCCTCCAGAGCGGCCTCTATGTTGTCGCCGCCCTCTTTGCCGAATACACCAAGCGGATTGAGGACGCAGACGAACGGACCGGCGAACCCCTCACTCATGGCTTCGTCCTCGATGCCTGGTACAAGCTGGTCGAGCAATTTCAATTTGCCAGGACGGTCTACTGCGGCGGGGGTAAACGGGCCTCCAAGACAGAGTGCGCAGCCTGGCTGTTTGTCAAATCGTGCCTGGCCTATCCGGGTGGCCGCCGCTGGGTCCTGGGTGAGACCGAGAATTCCTCTCAAAACATCCAGCAACCCGCGATCTGGCGTTACCTGCCGCGAGCCTGGCGAGTCGAACTCAACGCCAAGGAGTCGCGCGACTTCAAGCTCAAGTACGCTGAGGGCCGCGGCTTCTCAGATAATCTCCTCGTGATGCCCACCGAACCGCCCACGATCGTGAAGTTCCTCAGCTTTGTTCAGGATCCAAAGCATTACCAGGGCTGGAAGCTTGGGGGTGAAGTTCACAAGCCAACGACGATCAGCTTTCCAGGCGGTCGCGAGCTTTCCCTTCCCAACATGGGTTGGTGGGCGGATGAGAATATGCCGCTCTTGTGGCTCGAGACGGCCGAAACTCGCTCCCAGGATTTACAATCCTGCGGCCTCTGGACCTATTCACCGCTGGAAGGGATCACGGCAACGATCAAGGAGATGCTCGGTGTCCCCAGGGTCCTCGAGGAGCGCGAGGCGGAGCTCCTCCCGAATCACCGCGTCCTCGTCCCTGGCTGCCGGCCCGGCCAGATGCCGAGCGTGGTCGAGTGCGGCCGGCACCGGACCCGCGCGGTCTTCTTCTTCCGCAAGGACAATCCCTTTGGCCGTTACGAGGCCCACGCGGCCGAGATCCGCTCGCGGCCCGAGACCGTGATCATGCGCGACTCCTACGGTTGGGCGACGGACATCCGTCACCGGGCATTTCCGAAATTCGGTGCGGTTCACATCGTAAAGCCAGAGCACTTGCCCAAGGACGGAACCAACTACCTCTTTACCGATCCCGCCGGGGCTCGGCGCTGGGCCACGATCTGGGTCCGGGTGGATCCGCGCGGTTATCACTTCATTTACCGGGATTGGCCGCACAAGCGCCTCTTTGGGGATTGGGCTGTCCCGAGCGATTCAGAGTCTGAGCCCGACGGCCGCGCCGGACCCGCCCAGCAGAGCGATGGCCTCGGGGTCACCGGCTACAAGGAATTGTTCCTCGATCGGGAGACAATCTCGATGACCACGGAGGGCTCTGGAGAGTGGGCTGAGAAGGATCCTTACCGTCGGCATTGGTGCGACCAGGTGATGCGAGGCTTTCGGAAGAAGCCAGGGGAGGACGGCCTTTGGGATCCTGCGGATGTGCGCGAGGTCCGGGCCAACCTGGCCGAACCGCTGCGCGAGGTGATCATGGGCCGCTACATCGATCCACGCGCGGCCGGCACGCAACACGCCCAGGAGCAGGGCGCCAGGACTGTGATCGAGCTCTTTGCGGAGCGGGTCGAGGGAGCTAAGGGCACAGTCTCTGAGCCGATGACGATGGAGTCGGCCTATAGCGGCCGACAACTCGGCACGGGCGAGAATGCCCAGATCGGAACGGGCCTTAGCGAGGTCAACGAGCTGCTCGATTGGGATCCGCTGCACCCCGAAGGCCTCGTTCCGGGCGTGAATGAGCCGCGTCTATACGTTTCAGCGGAGTGCGAGCAGGTGATCTGGGCGATGCAAACCTATACCGCGCGGGGCGGCGCCAAGGGCGGCTGCAAAGATTTCTGTGACTTGTTGCGCTATGTGTGCCTCGCGAACCTGCCCTACGTGGGGGCGGAGGGCCTTCTCGGGACCGGAGGAGGGACTTATTAACACTCACTTCCAGCTAGTGGTGGAGGGCTTTCGTCCCTGGCTCACGCCGAAGGAGGCGTTGAACCTCCTCGGTGAAGGACGCCATTCGCTGCGGATCTACTGCTCCCGCGGCCGGATCAGGTCCCGCAAGACGCCTGGGGGCCACTGGCGTTACTGGCGGGACGATATTCTCCTAATGATTAAGCCGTGAAACCCAAAGAACGACCCGCCACCTATGAAATCAACTTCCAACGCAACACCATCTACTTCCGCACTAAACAGAAAGCCAAGGTTTGCAGCACCAAGGAAATCAAGGTCCGCCAATGCCTCTTTGACCTCGACGAAGACGGACAAATGATTGGGGTTGAATTGTTGATTGAAACCTGAGCCGCCCAAGCAATGAAACCCCGCTTCACTCACAATTGCGATTCAGCTAAACCCACAGACACAGATTGGCAGGCGCCACCCCAAGCCGGCCCGCTTCGGAACTGTTCCACTTGTGGGCACAGGCAGGAATCAGTCTTTTACGACCTCGATCGATGTCAACTTTCCGGCTTTCTCTGCTCAACCACTCGTTCGCATAGGGACGCCTGCGACATCAATTTCTCGGGCTGGGTCCCCAAACCTCCAAAGCGAAGCCTGCTGGATCGGCTGCTTGGACGACAATGATATGAAGACTAACCGCCGTAAATTTTTCACCGGATCGCTTCTGGGACTCTTCGCGCCAAAGAAACCACAACCACCACCCCCTAAAGAGAAGATCATCATGATCCGCTATACGTTGGGCGCTTCGGGCGAGGGTGTGACCCGAAAGGTGGAGGGTGTTCCCGAAGCCTTTACCCATGCCATGGACGACTTTCGAAAGGGGCGTGTCGTTGACCTGGACACGGCCCTTTTCAAGGAACCTCCAAAAGCATGAAAGCCCCGGACCTTTCGATCCGGGGGCAATCTCCGGCAGGACGGATTGTACTGGGAGTACGAGATGCCGCTGCCGGAACCGCCCCTTGCCCCTAATCCCTAACCCCTCTCTATATGACACCCGACATTAGTGAAATCTCCACGGAGTTCCAGGAACTCATCAATGGCCCGGCGGACGACGTAACTCGCCGGCAGCTCAACTACAACACCCGCTATTGCGTCTGGTCTGGCCAATCGTCCGACCTGAAGAAGTGGAAGAAGAACCAACCCGCCGGCCAGGACGTGGTCCCGTGGGAAGGCGCCACGGACAGCCGGATCTTCCTGGTCGATCAATATATCAACGAGGACGTGGACACCCTTTGTTTGAGTTTCACCCAGGCTACGCCTGAGGCGAAGCCCGTCGCCCTCGATGACATCGCCAAGGCCAGACGGACCTCGCAGTTCCTGCAATGGCTCTGGGGCTCTCAAATTGAGGACATCGATGCCGAGGTCGAGATCCTTGCCAACGGAATGCTCGAAGATGGGATCGCTTATATCTCCGTGACCTGGGAGCGAAAGGTCGAGCTCACCGAAGAGGAGATGACGATCGAGAACATCATCAACGCCGCCCAGCAAGCGCAATTCCGAATGGCCCAGGGCGATCCCGACCCGAATCTCCAACTCCTCGTGGCTCTTCCCCAGACGCTCATGGACCCGGATCGGGATGAGGCCTCGGTTGAAATCATAAAGGTGCTTTACAAGCAGCAGGCTGCGACTCCGGATCTTTATGAGACGGAGATTCCTGACCCGTCGAGCGAGGATATTCGCAAAGGGCTCAAGGAACTCCGGGAGACCGGTCGGACGACGATCGTGGTTCCCAAACTTGTAAGCAACAAGCCGCGTGTAACGGCGCTCCGGGATCGGCTCGATCTCTTTCTGCCCGACGACACCCAACGACTCCAGGATGCGCGGCGAGTGTATCGGAGGGAATTCGTCACGGCCGAGGAGCTCGACAATCGCCAGCTCGCGATGGGGTACGATGAAGATTGGGTCAAGGAAGTGAAGGAGCGAGGCAAAGGCCAGTCCACGGCTGCCTGGTACTCCGGTCTCGAGCAGCGATCGGCCCAGGGAATTTCGAATAGTCGGCGAACCCCGGGTGATCCGTTTCTCGATATCGACAACCTCTATGAGATCGTCCACTGCTATGAGCGCAAATCGGATGATCGGGGTGTGCCTGGAATCTATTGCACCGTCTTTTCACCCGTCGTCACAAATTCACATGGCAAGGAGATCTACGCCTATTCTGAGCTCATCGATTATGATCATGGCCGATATCCGTTCGTGGAATTCCCCCGCGAGCGATTGAGTCGGCGCTGTACCGATTCCCGGGGCTATGGGGAGGTGGGCGCGACCTTTCAGAAGCTCCTCAAGCTCGAGGCGGATTCCCGGAGCGATTCAACCAATCTCTCGACAATCCCTCCCCTCATGCATCCCGCCGGCCGGCCGCCGACCAGGTGGGGTCCTGGGGTAAAGCATCCTTACATCCGGCCCAACGAGTATTATTGGGCGGCAGTTCCAACCCCGCCCGCAACCTCATTCGAGGTTTCAAAGGATATCCACCTGCAGGCGGACCGGAGCTTTGGACGGCCCACTCCCGATGCGGATCCGACCTATGCCCGCAATCGGCGGATGCGAATGGTAGGCCGCTGGCTTGCCTGCTGGACTCACGTCCTTGAGCAGGTCTTTGCTCTCTGCCAGCAATTCGAGCCGGACGTGTTCTGGTTCCGGGTGACTGGCCAGATCGATGGAGAGCCAATCCGGGCGAGCCGGGAGGACATCCAGGGCAAGTACGATCTCTCCCTGACATTCAACATTGCCGGCCTCGAGCCGGACCTCCTCAAGCAACAGTTTGAGATGCTCATACAGTTTGTCCAGGCGGTGGACATGGGCGGGACGGTGGATCGCGATCAACTCCTCCGATTGGGTCTCGAGGCAATCAACCCGGCCTTTGCGGAGCGGCTATTGAAGAATCCTCAAGGGGCGGCCCAAGCGGAGGTTGATGCCGAGCGGGCGGTCATCACGGGACTTCTCAACGGCATCGATAACGACGTGCAACCGAACCAGGCTCATGCGCTTCGGTTGCAGACATTCGACCAGATCATGCAAACCAACAGTCGGGCCCTCCAGATCGCCTCCGAGAATCCCCAGGTGGCAGAGCTCCTCAAGAAGAGGCGAACCCAGCTTCAGTTCGCCGTGGAACAGAAGACCGTGAACGCCCAGGCAGGCAGGATTGGAACAATGCCGAGCTCGCAAGTGGGGGCGGCCGGATGAGCTGAGGAAAGGAAGAAGAAATGACTTTTGTTGAGCTCCAAGAGCGGGCACGAATCCTAACACCCGAACAGATCGAATCCTCGCTGGCGCTCCTGATGCGCGATCCGCGGTTTCCCGCGATGCTCCGCGTCTTATCCGATCACCGGGAATCGTTGATGGTGGGGGTGTGTGGTCCGCAGGTGGCGGGCCGACCGGAGGCCTCGAGCATCATGGCGCACGGGCTGGGCGGGGTAGACGCAATCCTGAGCATCGAATCACGGCTGCATGGACTCCTCGAATGAATCTTGGCTGGGCGTGGCCCGGCAGGGCTCGGCATGGCAGCGTCCGGCTAGGTCGGGCATGGCGCGGCGTGGCAATCCCATGGTCCCGCGCGTG